CTTCGCAAAGGGAAAAGATCCTACGATCTTAAAAACCCAATACAAAGCTCCTTTCAGAGGACTTGTCAATTTTTTTTTCAACTTTTTCGGAACTCTCACACCGGAAACTCAAAACATTTTTTTTTTTTTTTGGAAATTCTAATAAATCAATAAACTTAAACTATAAACCAAACACACAATGAATCATACGACCTTATCAATCTTATCCTCATAAACTTTCGCAAACTCTGCAGGCAACGCCTTCAAAGTCCACAGTGCTCTCAAAGCACCACGCACTGACGGATACCCCAACCGCCGCTGCACCGCTACGTCCAACGCATCCATCACCTTTGGAACACCGTAATGACGCATCCTATCACTATAAGCCATCCACGCTTCCTCAACATTAGCCGTAGATGAAAGAGACGCACCCAGCGATTCCATCTCCTTTATCGGATCGCGCACCAAATAACCTTCACCATCAATAGCCAACCAATAGTAACTACATGAATACGGCACTCCAGACTCAAACACTTTCACCTCAAAGTTAAAGTCTGCCTTAAACCGCTCTTCAGCCTGTGCCACCGTAACTGGCATCCCTTTCATAAAAGTAATAGCATCATCACCTTTAACATCCATAGCCACAAGATTGCTAGGAGTCACCCCCAAGCTAACAACATTGGCCGTAAATACCACCAGACTATTCAACGCAATAGTAGCCCACCAACCCGACAGATTCTGATATATATACTCAATAGCCACACCTACTTGAGCTGCCGAAGCAGTTTTTTTTCCCAGAACCACACGCCAAAGGTCAGTCACCCAAGTCGGAGCACCAAACTGTTCCAATATGTAGAAGAACAACGCCATATTATACGCTTGGTTACTCTTATCGCACTGCGATACATCACTTTCAACACAAACTGCCCTAGTAGCAGCGATCGCGCCAACCACGGAACCAAACCATCGTTCCGTCTCTTCATCTGACCGACGAGCATTAATTCGAACATTTGGTACCAACTCGGACTCCAAATAATCCAAAAACTTGCTCAACTTCGCCGAAAACCAGCTATTAGTCATTTTGCTCGCTTGATACACTATTGTCTGTGGAGCCGGTTCAGCCGCGTAAGCAACCTCAGACATACGTGGCTTGCTAGTAGACTTAACCATCGCCATCCACTTTGTCAAGTCAACTCGATTGGCAGCAAAATCTTCAACCAACGCTGAACGAACCTTACTAGTCTCCATTTTTGCCACATACGCACGCAACGTGTCCTCATCAAACGCCCACAACCCCCGTGCCATCGCATTCTCACACCGATCTTTCCACCCAGGTCGCAACGCAACTCGCTGAAACGCATCGAAATCAGCAACCAACTTCTCTTCAAACACACAGGGATCAGAAAAGCTCGGTGCGTTAGCCACTCGCTTACCAAACGCACTCAGCGTAGTAGCTTGCGTAATCGGTCGTGCGCCCGTATGCGCAGTATGCAACTTAGAACGCCGCATCCGCCGAGCAGCAGGAACCGCATCACGCGTAGCATTGGTCGAAACCTTCACCGCCTCGTAGACATTTCTTGTGTCGTCATTCTCTAAATTAATTGGGTTGCCTTTTATTGAGAATCTTGTCATTAAGGACAAGTTATTCAAGGTGCTTGGCAAAAAGTTTAACTTATTATCCGCAAGGAACAAAGT